TGTGTCAAGAATGCGCGTACCACTGTTGTCTGTGTTAGCTTGGCGCGATAGAGTTCCCCGTCGCCGTGACAGAGATGACAATGACCTATCTTGCCGACAAGTTCACCGCCCATCATGGGATCGGGTTGAGGCTCCTCATACTCAACCTTCCCCCAACCACCACAGTCCCAGCACTTGCAGGATTCAACGTGGTTCTCAGTCATCTTCCGGCCCCGATTCTTCTGCATACACCCAGTCGGTCCACCACAAGCTGCTGCCGTCGTGTTGCTTCTTTGGTTTGAAGTTTCCTACTTGTTGAAGAACAGAGATAGCCTCTTCGATATCACGCAAATGAGACACGTTGATGTCTCTGCAATCATCTACATAATTGATGACGTTACGCAGTTTGCCGTGTACGCGGAGCAAGTCAGACCGTTGATTATTTGAAATTTTCATATGCCAATCTCCTGTGTGTTGGCGTTTCGATTACTTACCCATATCGATAAAAAGAAACGACGTCAACCACAAAAAGAACGGGGCCAGAAAAAATCCAGCCCCGCTCCCCATGAACGACAGAAAACCATCCTTATGAAATATGCACCTCATAGGGACGGCATATACTTATCACGGCATTCTTGTACCTGTCAAGCCACAGTTTACATTCTTTTTCACTTCTGCCGACAAAAAGTGTGACCCACCGTGGGTAATCCACACAATCCTTTGATCTGACAAGACTTTTACTCGTTTCTCCTATGCGAACAGAAGAGACAGGTGCAACGACTTCATGTCGATCATCGCGAGAAGATACGTATGGCACTAACTCTGTACCCTTACGATCCTTAAACAGTTTTATCGTTCTGTGGTGCTTCGCCTTCATACTCTTCATTCTCCAGTGCTTCTATGTAAATTTCTATGGCTTCTCTGATAAGATCAGCAACTGCCACCTTTTCCATGCCAGACTTGGTCATTGTATCAGAATGCGCTGACAAAATCTCGTACTGCCTTATGGTCATAAGTAAGCTGTACGTCTTAGTATCTTCAAGAATCTTGTGAGGTCGTCCCATCTTTGATTTCCTTCTTGTGCAACTTATCTTTCTCCCGACTTCTTTTGTCCTGTATTACTCTTTTTCTATACAGACTATCCCTCAAGGACTTTGCTATAGGGTTTATTTTTTCTATTTTCTTTTTCATTGGGGTTATCCTAAAGGGGGTATAAATATAGTGGCTGACAAAATTTATCTTGTCAAGCGATATCTATATGGGTTACGGTGACAAAAATCACAAAAAGGAATTGTAATGACAATAGCGCCAGACTGGCTTGAGGGATACGTCGAATCCCTAGACATGCAGCCGCTGACAAATTATCGATCCGATTGTCCTGTGTGCAACGGGTCAAACACTTTTAGCGTAACTGACGATGGTGTGCAACGACTATGGTACTGCTTCCACGCTGACTGTAATGTGAAGGGGTACACCAGCGTCAAGCTGACAAAAGAGTTTGCAACTCAGGCTTTGTCGAGAAATAAACTCACAAGACCTGAACCGGATGTCCCGAAAGAGGTTAGCTTTGAAGAGCCGTCTACTTTTGTCAGCCTGTCTCGCAACGTGGATGCGGAACTATACGCGAGAAAGGTTAGCGCCTATGACGCATATCTGTCGGGTCGTGCTGACATTCGGTACGATTTCAAACGACACCGTGTTGTGTACATGGTGAGGGATGGCAGAAAAACAGTTGATGCAGTGGGCCGTGCCTTGCGTGATGTCAGGCCGAAGTGGTACAGATACGGCAAGTCACAGGTGCCGTTTGTCTGTGGCACATCAGACATTGCGTTTGTTGTAGAAGATTGCGCGAGTGCATGTGCGGTCAGTAATAAAGTTACGGGCATGGCCCTGTTGGGGACAAACCTACTGAACGAACATGTAAGACGGCTGGCAGATTATCGTCATGTGTTTATCGCAATGGACAAGGATGCCACCGACAAAGCACTTGACATGGTCCGCCGCTTGCACTTTCTTGTGCCCACTAGCTTGGCTGTTTTGCCATACGATCTGAAAACCATGAAGGACGAAGAGAGGGATGAGTACATTGAAGAACGTATCACTTGATGTAAAAATACTGGGGTTCTGTCTAGACGCAGAATTTTTCTCACAGGTAAAGAACACGCTAAATCGTGACATGTTCACGCGAGAGATGCGTGACATCTTTGACACGCTGACTTACAGCCACACAAAGTATGGCAACACCATGACATCATCGGAGTTGTCTGCCCTGTTTGATGATCGCAATCCTGCAATGCCGGATAGTTCACGCGAAAAAGTACACGAAATTATCGTCATGCTTGAGGCCGGTAACTCTGACAACACGGATATGCACCTCGACATGGTGCGTAATTTCTGGTTGCGTGATCGTGCCCGCATGATCGGGGAAAAGGCGATTGAAATATTCACGGGAGAGAGCGAGGAGTTCGGGGAGTTACAAAGACTGATTGATGCAGTTGATGATGGACGCATGTCTGACAAGACAACGTACACAGAAGTTGATACTGACCTTGATGAACTGCTTGACGAGGTGGCGGGTGATCCCGACTTTCCCTTTCAATTCAACCTATTACAGGAAGAAGTTCCGGGGTTAGATAGGGGAAACCTTGGCATCTTGTTCGCAAGACCAGAGGTGGGCAAGACAACTTTCTGCTGCTTCCTTGCTGCGTCGTACATCCGACAAGGACTCAAGGTCGTGTACTGGGCCAACGAGGAACCGGCTGACCGCATCAAGCTACGGATCATTCAGTCTTACTTTGAGTTGACCCAGCAGGAGATGCGTGAAAGTCGTGCAACTCTCGCGGCTAAGTACCGTGATGAGATTGCACCCTACCTCACAGTCATGGACTCTGTGGGTACTTCTGTCGAAGAGGCTGATGAGTACGCCAAGCTAAACAAGCCAGACATTATGTTCATGGACCAGCTAGATAAGTTTCGCATCAGGGGAGAATTTAACCGTGGTGACGAGCGGCTCAAAGAGACGTATGTGTACGCACGAGAAATTGCCAAGAGAAACAAGTTGTTAGTTTGGGCTGTCAGTCAGGCAAACTACGATGCACATGATCGTCAATTTATTGACTATTCAATGCTTGACAACTCACGCACTGGTAAGGCTGGTGAGGCCGACATTATCATAGGCATTGGCAAGACGGGATCAAGCGAAGTTGAGAACACGGTGCGTCACATATGCGTGTCAAAGAACAAGTCTAACGGCTGGCATGGAATGATCAACGCGCAGATCGACGTGGAGAAGGGGGTATACTACTGATGAACGTGCTGACGTTTGACGTGGAGACAACCCACACGGAGAAGCGCGGCGGTGGTTACTCGCCCCTGCCGTACTTCGGCAACAATCTCGTGTCCATCGGATACAAGTGGTTGCAGAGCAAAGTGTCCTATGATTGCTACTATCATTCGACTGAACCTAAGTCACCCGCTGCTGCGGAAGGATTTCAACTGGCACTGAATCATGCTGACGTGCTTGTCGGTCACAACATCAAGTTTGATTTGACATGGATACGGGAGTGCGGCTTTACATATGAAGGACATATTTATGATACGATGGTTGCGGAATATATACTCGCCAAGTCGCGAGGTTGGCCTCTTGGACTTGCTGCTCTTGCAGAAAAGTATGACGTTACCCGCAAGGAGAAAGACCTTGTGGAACCGTATATCAAAGAAGGCAAGACGTTCTATGATATACCGTGGGAGATAATCAAGGAGTATGGCTGTGCAGACGTGCTTGCCACGGAAGAGATTGCGTTAAAGCAGTTAGACATTTACGGTGTAACATTTGAGGAGTTGTTCAATGAGCCTAGTGCCGACACTGAAGTTGTCCTTGGAGATGACGAACGCTCTTACGCAGATTGAGCGTAAGGGTCTTCGTATTAATCTCGACACTCTTGCGGACATTCGTAAGCAGTACGAAGAAGAGATGCTTGAGTTAGAAGAGCGACTCATGCAACTCGCAAAGAATGCTATGGGTGACACGCCTATCAACCTGTCTAGTCCTGACGACAAGAGTATGCTTCTGTACTCGCGCAAAGTTCGCAACAAGAAGCACTGGGCACGAGTCTTTAATCTGGGGCACGAGATGCGGGGTGCTACCATGAAACCCAAGCAACGCGTTCGCATGTCCCCTGATGAGTTCCGGGGCACAGTGCGTCGGCAGACTGACGTGGTATACAAGACCCGTGGCGAACAATGCTCTCGTTGCTCCGGAGAAGGCCGTACACGCGTACGAAAGGCTGACGGCACCATAGGTAAGGCGATACGCATCTGTAAGCCCTGTGGCGGCGCTGGCGTCCTCTACGTGCCTACTGGTCAAGTAGCGGGGTTCAAGATCGTTCCGCGCACCACATGGGACACTGCGGCTGCTGGCTTCCGCACAGACAGGCTAACACTTGAGGAGAGACTGCCAGAGTTAGGAGGTGACGCACATGAATTTGTTTCAGCATATACACGGTACAACGCGCTCAAGACGTACATCAATACGTTTGTCAAGGGCATGGAAAACAATGTGGATGATCACGGTTTCATCCATCCCGAATTCATGCAGACTATTACGGCGACGGGTCGTCTTTCGTCTCGCAGTCCGAATTTCCAAAACATGCCACGGGGTTCGACATTCGAAATTCGCAAGGCAGTCGAGAGTCGCTTCGACGGTGGCTTCATTATGGAAGGCGACTACTCGCAGCTAGAGTTTCGCGTGGCAGGGTTTTTGTCCAAGGACAGGGTGGTATACAAGGATGTCATAGACGGCACAGACGTACACTCCTACACTGCCAGTATTATAGGTTGTTCCAGACAGGAAGCGAAGGCTCACACGTTTAAGCCCCTCTATGGTGGCACCACAGGTACGGAAGATCAGAAGCGTTACTACACAGATTTCAAGAATAAGTACATGGGGGTTGCCCTGTGGCATGAAATTCTTCAGGCGGATGCTGTGAAGTACAGGGAGATATCTCTACCGTCCGGCAGGGTGTATGCTTTTCCGGATGCCAAGTGGACTGACTGGGGTACAGCTACAAATCGCACTAACATATGCAACTATCCTGTGCAGGGATTTGCAACAGCAGACCTTCTGCCGATTGCGCTGGTGTCACTCCAGAAAAGTGTAGAGGATGCAAAGCTGGAGAGTGTTATATGCAATACCGTACACGACTCCATCGTCATGGACGTACACCCTGACGAAAAAGAAATTTGCATAGACCTGATGAAACACGCCATGTTGTCGTTACCCTTTGAAACTTCAAGACGATATGGTATTACCTACGATATGCCAGTGGGCATCGAAATAAAAATCGGAAAAAACTGGCTTGACTTGCAGGAAGTAAATCTGTAAGATCGTTCTACAACCCTAAATTACGAGGTGAAAACATGTTAGGGACAGACGTAATGGCACTAGATGATGTGGATAAACTCGTTCAGGCGTTTGAAGACGGAGACGACAAAGCACTTATGGAAGCCACGGGGCAATCCACAGGTGGTAATCGTCAAGTAGGCTTGCCTCGCTTGAACATTAACTACGATGCGGAAAGTGAGGAAGGCATCTCACTAACCCGTGGATCGTGGAAGATGTACATGGACGGAAAGTTCATCTATGCGGATTCTGTCATGCTACAGGTGCTGATGCGTACCTATGAGTATAGCGTATGGGATCAAGAACTTGGTCAGTTTAGCCAGAAGTCGGTGCAGAAGACTGTGTTGTCCGGGGAGTTCCCTGATAACACTGGCACTAATAAGTGTGGTAGGCTGACCCGCGACGAAGAAGATCGGATGAGTAAGGATGACCCTCGCTACCTACACTCTCGCTCTGTAGTATGCAATCAGGTCATCTACGGCAAGGTAAGCGGTGAGTTTGCAGATGCTGAAGGCAATCCTGTGCTTCTTGAAGACCAGCCGGTCATTGCGTACTTCAAGCGTTCAGGCTTCAAGCCTGTTGCTGACTTCATCGACAGCCTGTCTCGCCAGAAGAAGGTGATGCAGAAGGTTGTTGCGAAGTTAGACACTTCAAAGAATAAGAAGGGCAGCGTCACATTCTGGACGCCCGCTATGACTTACTCTTCTGAAGTGGCGATTACGGATAAAGACAAGGAACTGATGAGGATGTTTGGAGAGACTGTGAAGGCTCACAATGAGACCATCGCTAATCAGTATCGTGAATCCGTTAAGCTTCAGTCCAGCGAAGACGAATCCGATCTTGCTTCGGATTTCGTCGATGTTGACGCAGCTTAAACTTCAGGACTTCCTACAAAACGCAGTTCGGGGGGACGTAAATGTCTCCCCGAATAGCATTGTTCAGTTTACAAAAGACTGTAACGAAGCAATAACAAAACAGATGTCTCGTAAAGACGAGGGCTATCGCATTCGCATGTCTGGACTGGGACGGCCTATGTGTCAGCAACTCCTTGAGAGAGAAGGCAACAAGGAAGAGATGGAGTACAACTCGCTCTTCCGTTTTTTGTTTGGTGATCTTTCCGAAGCTGTTTTGATGCTGGCTCTAAGAGAAGCCGGTGTAGAGATCGTGGACTTCCAACGCGCCGTAGAACTAGAGATTGCTGGTCACAAGGTAAAGGGGACACTTGATGTTATCCTGCGTGACGAGTTCGGTGAAGAAAAGGTCTGGGACATCAAGTCAGCAAGTGAGTGGGCCTTCAAGTATAAGTATACTGGTTCTGGTGGATACGAGGCCATAAAGAACGATGATCCGTTCGGCTACGCTATGCAGGGCTTCCTGTACGCAGAGGCTACGGGCCTACCCTTTGGTGGCTGGATCGTTGTTAACAAGTCCAGCGGTGAGATAGCTATCGTGGAGGTACCTGACTGGTCTCAGGATGACAAAGCAGAGTACCTGAAGGACGCAGCACGTCGCGTCAAAATACTGACAGACCCTGCCAAAAAACCGACGGTCGATTTCAAGGATGAATTCGAAACATTCCGAAAGGATGGTGAAGATGTTCGCACGGGCAACAAGATTCTTGCTAGACAGTGCGGCATGTGTGGTCACAAGAGCGTATGCTGGCCTAACGCTGTGTATCACGACAAGGTAACGTCTCGCGCTAAGAACAAGCCGAAGGTCTGGTATAGTCGCCTCAAGAATAAGGAACTGTGATGCCCTACATCTTTGTGAGAGACTACGACATTGACTTGATGGAAATGAACAAGGACATACGACACGTCTTTGTGGAATCTGTTTTGCAATCCGGAGGGGAAAGAAAGGTGACATACTTTCGTCAGAATGAGAGAGGACTGCCCCTTACTTTGCGTGAGAACTTCTCACCGGACATGGGTTTCTTGACAGCGGATACAGAGACACGAGACATCAAGCAAGTCGAATTAGAATTACAAAACATCAGCAGACTATCTTACAATGGAGCAAATGTTTGTGTGCCGATATTGCCACTGTCAAGAGAACTAGACAGTATACAAAGACTATCCCCAAAACTGGCAGGGTACCTTCTAAAAAGAATGGACTCCATAGGAATGGCACTATGAAAAGTATGGGCGGGTACAGATCACAGTTTGAATTGAATATAGCGAAGTCACTTCGACAGAAGGGCGTTACCTTTGAGTACGAAAAGCACAGGGTCACCTTTGTTCCGAAGCCCCGTACTTACACGCCAGACTTTTACTTTCCTGACACAGAAGTGTTTGTGGAAGCGAAGGGCAAGTTTGACAAGGATGATCGTATGAAGATGCTGCTGGTCAAAGAACAAAACCCAGACCTCGACATACGCATTTTATTTCAGAACGCACGAAATAAAATTTACAAGGGATCGAAAACGACATACGGTGCATGGGCTGACCGTCACGGCTTTGAGTGGTCGGAAGGAACTATGCCAGAGGAGTGGTACAAGAATGGACGATAAGGAAATGCAAGCTACGCTAGAGCGGGCCAGCCTTCTTCCGGACAGGTGGTATCTAATGCTCAAGCAGGGTGATGATGAAGATCACGTAACTATGACTGCTTATGATACCACGGAAGAGGATGATGGAGAGTACATCCCTGCGGGTGTTGTGATCTTGTCGGGTCTCGTTGAGTTGATGGAGTCAGACTTTGATAGAGTCATGCAAGCGGGCCTTGCTCGACTCCAGTTTGAGGCAGAGAAATCAGCCATGATCGAAGATGCTGACGACAGCGTAGATATTCAACACGATCCCAACACCAACATTGTTAAGATAAATTTCGGAAAGACACAATGATCAAAGAGAACTGGCATATAAACAACTATCAGATGCAAGCCCGTGAGTTCGCCGTTTACCCTGATGACATGAAGATAGTGTATCCTGCTCTGGGCCTTGCCGGTGAGGCGGGAGAAGTCGCGGACAAGGTAAAAAAGATTTATCGCGACGGACGTGATGATAGTGAGTTCAAGGGTGAGATTGCAAAAGAAATAGGTGATGTACTCTGGTATTGCGCTGCTCTCGCAGATGATCTAGGCTTCTCCTTACAGCAGATTGCAGAGATGAACATCTACAAGTTGAAGTCTCGCAAACTGTCTGACATGATACATGGTGAAGGCGATAACAGGTGAGACACGAGGCGTACATGAAAGCGAAAAAAGAAGAGTGGACAGCCAGAGAAGAAGAGTTGCTCGACACATTCTATGCGAACAAACCTGACATGGTGAATTCGCCCCCACACTACAATCAAGCAGGAATTGAGTGCATCGATGCTATCCGTGCTGCAACGGGCGACGGTTACGAATATTACCTGCAAGGAAACATAATAAAGTACCTGTGGCGCTACCGATACAAAAGTGGTAAACAAGACCTAGAAAAGGCTAAGTGGTACTTAGATAAACTCATTGAGGAGACGACAGATGAATAACATGCTACCCACCCCCTATCAACAGTTCATACACAAGTCCCGCTATGCGCGTTGGATTGACGAAGAAGATCGTCGTGAGAACTGGGATGAGACTGTAGAACGCTACTTGAAGTTTATGATCTATCAAGTAAAGGGAAAGCATCGGTTTGACATGTCGGCGGACGACATAATCGATATCCGTGACGCAATCATCAGTCAAGAAATTATGCCGTCTATGCGGGGTATGATGACTGCTGGTCCGGCTCTCGCAAGGGATAATATCTGCGGCTACAACTGTAGCTACATCCCTGTAGATAGCCCTCGTTCGTTTGACGAGTGCATGTACATACTGATGTGCGGCACAGGTGTGGGTTTCTCTGTCGAGCGTGAGAACGTGGACAAGCTTCCTGTAATCAGTGACGCCATGCACGAGACAGACACAGTGATTAAGGTGGGAGACTCTAAGCCGGGATGGGCTAAGTCTCTGCGCGAACTCATCGCACTGCTTTACGCTGGTCAGATACCGCAGTGGGACTTGTCCGCTGTTCGTCCGTCCGGTGCCCGTCTGAAGACTATGGGCGGACGTGCATCCGGCCCCGGCCCACTAGATGATCTGTTTCAGTTCACTGTTGCCCTGTTCAAGAAGGCACAGGGTCGTCGTCTGTTTCCTATCGAATGCCACGACTTGATGTGCAAGGTGGGTGAGATTGTAGTTGTAGGCGGTGTACGTCGCTCTGCTCTGATTTCTCTGTCGAACCTCAACGACGATCAGATGGCACATGCCAAGTCTGGTGCGTGGTGGGAGAACGAGGGGCAACGTGCCCTCGCTAATAACTCTGTTGCCTACAAGGGCAAGCCAGAGATGGGCACGTTCATGCGGGAATGGCTGGCTCTCTACGATAGCAAGTCGGGTGAGCGTGGCATATTCAACCGTGATGCAGCGGACAAACAGGTCGCTCGTAACGAACGCCGTGAGACGGGGCATATGTGGGGCACGAACCCTTGTTCTGAGATCATCCTGCGTCCCTATCAGTTCTGCAACCTGTCAGAGGTGGTCGTCCGTGAAAACGACACTCTGGAGTCCTTGAAGCGAAAGGTACGCCTCGCTACGATCTTGGGCACCCTACAGTCAACCCTAACCGATTTTAAATATCTGAGGAAAGTATGGCGGGACAACACAGAAGAAGAACGCCTCTTGGGCGTATCCTTGACTGGTATCATGGATCACTCAATTTTATCGAAGACCGTCGATTCCCCTCGTTGGCTAGAA